TCGCCACATCAATAATTATTATGTAATTAACCCTGCTTTGTAAGCAGACCAATTTCAAATTCTCTGCCCTTTACAACGTCAGCACCAAGCTCCATATCGAAACGTGTCTTTACTGTACCTGTCTCAACATCATTGCCTGTCATAGTTGTAATACCACCACGTCTGAAGATATTTACTGGAGAATTTGCTCCCTGTGCAATAAACCACAAATCATTAGGATTGTAGTATGTGTCAAAACCTGACTTGTCAGCAAGTGGCTTTGTGAAGTTATATGGGTTCTCAAGTTCAATAAGAGCTGAACCCTTATAGAAGCCATTCAGACCTGTTCTAGCAATCTCATCTACCTGTGTAGCATTGAAGAATGGGATTGGTGTAGAACCAACTGTCTTATAGCCGTTCCAATCGCAGATACCAGAAATAAGTGAGAAGTCACCTGCAATACCAACCTTGCCAAGCTTTCTAACCTTATTTACCATACCATCAACCTGTGTCTGAGTTGGAGCAGAGTCATACTCGCCATAGAACTTTACATATTCAGTGTTATTCTTCAGTGCAGACTTAATGACGTCAAACACATAAGCGACACCCTTATTGTTCATGTCGGTCTGTACCTGTGCCATTTCCTCTGCTACAGTACCAGCAAAATTACCAGAAGCAAGCTCACGATAATCAATAGCCATACCAGAAGATATTGTCTGAGTTACGATTGGGTACTCTACCCACTTTCTACCTGCAAAACCGACATCAGAACCAGAAGCCTGAAGTCTGGCATCAAGACCCTCATAAGAATAAGTCTTAACTCTTGGCTGCTCATCATAGCCAATCTCACGATAGTTACCAAGGAAATTAAATACCTTTGTTGCCTCGAGAAGCCTTGGCTGTATAATATACTTTACAATAGTATTAATCTCTGCAACTGCTCTGCTATCGCCTGCAAGTGCCTGTTCACCAAGCTTTGAAATTCTTGAACGTACTGCGTCTACCTTCTGACCGTACTTTGATGTATCTTTGCCTGCAAAAAGAGCAGAACAAATCTCAACTACTTCGTTGAAAGCCTTTGCGTTCTTGACAGCAACCTCAGACTTATTCAGATTATTAAGTTCAAAAGAAGTATTAATCATTATTAAAACACCGTCCTTTATTTTACATTCATTAATTAAGCGTGTACAACGACTCTAAGTCCGTTACCGCCAAAACTTGTCTTTTCCACAATTTCAAGATACTCTGCATAATCAGAAACATCAGCACTCTTAGCCCACTTGCCATCAGTACCAACTACAAGCTTGTCACCTACTGCGAGTGTATTGTAAGCTGTTGTTACAACTGCATCGTCCATATCAAAAAGATGTCCTGCAAGAGAAGCAAGAGTAAAAATGCGTGGAAACTCACCAACCTCAATTCTATAATCATTTGGAGTGAGTGTCTCAGGCTTATCAATTCTGTTCATTACAACTGCAAGACCAGCCTGCTTTGCTGTTGTTGCGGTTGGCAGAGCAACAGCCTTTGTTTTAAGATCATATGTAACAGCCATGCCGTTCTCAAGAACAGCAGGTGTCTTGAGATAGCCAAAATTCTGTGCTACCTTGAAATCACCAATATTTGCAAATTTAATCATTTAAAATTCCTCCAATCGTATTTTTTTATACAAACAGGTTGTCAATATCGAGTTTGTCATTCTTATCGTCATCGTTGTCGGTATCTACGCAACCAAATATGTCAGCGGCAAAATTGTTCTGAGAATTAATCTCAACAGCCATTGCCTTTTCCTTCTTCTTTGTCTCAGCACCAATGCAAGCATTGATTTCTGTAACAATATCGTTTACCTCGATACCACAACCCATAGGATCTGCGTTAAACTTGTCAAGCTTATCCTTTGCCATGTTCTTTTCATCGTCTGAAAAATCTCCAAGAGCTGAATTGAGTTCTGCAATCTTTGCAGACTTTTTAAGTTCATTCAATTCTGCTTTCATTGTTTCAACGAGTCCGTTAAGCTCATTAATCTTCTCGTCTTTCTGACAAGCATTTGTTTCGGCTGTTGCCTTTTCATCTGTAAGAGTTGCTATCTCGGCATCTTTTGTAGAAATAATCTCATTCATTTCAGCAATCTTACTCTCGTAATCTGCATTTTTAGTATTGAGTTCAGTAATCTTATTCTCAACAGCAGAAATAATCTGATTAAGTGTCTTTTCGTCCACTTTCTCGTCCTCCTTTATCTTTTGATTTAGTTCTATCAGTATTGCACTATCGTCACTAGGCTCGACAGTTAAAATACAATATCCACTATAGTCATAAACTTTTGGTACTCTACCTTTTTCGACAGGCTCTCCGTCATACACTATTTTGTTTTTGCCCTTACCAACAAATTCAACAGAACCATATATTGTATCACCATCATTAATTTTGTTTTCAAGCCATTCAACAAAATGTGGATAACGTTGCTGATTAATATAACCCTCGGCAATAAGAACTTTATGTTTCTCACCATCAATCTGAATATCTTCAATAGACCAACCATCAGCAGAACCTACTTGAACAGAATTTTCAAATAATGGCATATTGCCGTCTTGACCTGTCATTCCATGATCGTATGGAATATCTTTTTCACTATCCAAAAATGTTGCACAAATAGGCATACCAATAATACTATCTGCGTTATCTCTAACATATTGTTCATTGTAACTAATACCATTTTTGTTATAGTGATTACGGTCTTGATGAATTTCGTGCAGTACCAACTTTACACGTCTGCGACCGTCCGACCTCTTTGCTTCGCTTATTTCACAATGAAACACTAACTTTCACCTCTTTTCTGACATAAAATAAACCTAGTCACTAAACGCAACTTAGGTTTTAGTTTGTTGTTGAAGGTTTTGGTTGAGCGTTTCCATTTAGATTTTCGCTCATTATGCTATTTTCGTTTGTCTTCTCAGCTACCTTACTTCTGCCACCATTTGAGTGGTCTGCATCACTTGGGTCACTATCTTTGCTACTCATGGTATAACTCGTCTTATGCGTTGGATATTTATTTTCCCAATCATTATCCAGTTCATAATCCATAAGCGACAAGTATACATCACTATCCCAACCAGTGCTTGCAATCCAAGCTGTTAAAGACCCCTTACCTCTAGCATAAAGGTCGGTCATATATTTAACCTGCTTATCTCTATTTACAAAAGTAACAGGTAAAATAGCACACTCCATATAAAGCTTTTTGTCCTTAATAATATTGGCGTTAATACATTTATTCAATTCCATAATAAACATATTTATCCAATCATATACGTTCCCTGCAACCAACTCCAAATTAAGTGTTGCAACAGCATAGTTTCCTGTACTATTACCGTCAAGGACACTACTAGCGATACCCAAATCGGCAGGCACTTTTGACTTATTGGCATTTTCGTTCTTTTCATCAAAAATAGAAGTGTCAACTTTTATGTCATTTAATTTTGTACCTGCGGCAAGCGAGAAAAATGACTTGCCATATTTATTTTGTCTTGTAGTAATAGCATCTTTAACTACCTTATGTTGGTTTCTCTGCTGACTTTCTGTCAAAGTGCAACGTCCGTCTTTTGCTTCAGGAAATGTTTGATAAATAATTTGATTGTTCAACTGATCTAATACATTCCGCTTTGTAGAAGTGAAATAATCTGCGTACAATACATCGTCCAACGCACAAATCATTAGTGGAACACCATAAGGATTAATAGCCTTACAGTTAATTTTTGTCACCATTGTATTATCATTATTTAAAACTTTCCATGGCTTAATATTATTGTGAGTTGAATATTTACTATACGCTTCTCGAATTTCTCTTGGAAAAGCCTGTAGTTTTCTTCTTTTGTCATCTTCTACCATACCGTCAAAATATCTTAAATCAAAAGCAACAATAGGTGAACCATTCTTTCTGCCAACTATACGGCAATAGTCAACAGGCAGATTAATAACGGCACATTTAACTCCCAGTTCATTGATCTCTACAATATTTAAAGTATCAATATCATCAAGATACTTGTCAGCGAATACGGACTTTGTAATTTCAAAGTATTTAAAGTCCATTCCCTCAATCATATCGTTAAACAAATTATCTCGAATAACTTCCTTATATCTTATTGTGTCAAGAGTTTGTTGCATTAGCTGTCTTGCGTTTTCAAATTTCTTCTTGCGTTTGGTTTTTGACTTTGAATAAACCACCTTATCCAAGGTGAACATGGTTTTAAGATAGTTGATAGAAGTCATAACAGAGCCATTCTCATAATACGCCCACCGACAAATTTTGCGAATATTTTTTATATGTATTTGCGGATTATGAGCAAATTTCTTAATATCCTCAATATCGATAGGTAAATCTTCAATACAATCTTCCCAAACAGATGTCATTTCATAAAAAGCATTTGACTCATAGGAACGCTCTTGCGTATTTGACATGGAGTTAGTTTCTGAAACACTTTCTGTTTTATCCTGATTGTTTTCAATAACATTTTCAGTATTCTCTACAATATTCTCAGGCATAGCCTCACCTCACTTTCATTTGTGTTTACATTAGTTGAACAAACAACAATAATCGTATTCATCATTATTTATGTCTTGAGCATATTTATTAACGTACCACAACACATAGATCAATGCCGAAACTCTATCCTTATTTACTTTTTTTACAACTTGTTCAATAGTAATGTTGCCGTTATTAAGATGTTTCATCTTTAAATTCGCAGCTTCTTCAATAAAAGCATCTGTCTCAATAAAAGGTCTAACTTTCTCGTCAAAACTATCCCATTCATTATCGGTAAAATCATTATCTTGTCTTTTTTCCAGCAATCTAAGTTTGCCACTATCCACCATATCTATAAAAGTGCTTACAATTTCATTTTGCCAAGTCTGAGCTTTCATATTGTAAAGTATTTGTGGTGAGTTAGGAACTTCTGGAACATTATCGTCATTAATAGTGTCCCAACAGCCCAAGTCCTTACCTGTAGAATTGTCAATCGTGTCTTTTAAAAGTTCATCAGCCAATCCAACACCAAGTCCATTAGCATCTAACACAACTACTTTAGCCATATAAAGTTTTTGAACTTTTTTGATAATAGCAGCTTGGGCATTAAAATTAAGTACGTTAGGAATATTAATGATATTCACCACATCAATGTAAATAATTCTCCCTTTATCCTTACTTCTAATTACACGCACTACAGCAATAGAAGATTGGTTATTAGAAGTTTTTTGGCTTCTTGCCACGTCAACACCCATATAATATTCTTGTTCTGGATCTGGATTTTGTAAAACCGCTTCCGTTAGAGTACGGCAATTCATTAGTTTATTAATATTAACCAACGCACCGTCAGCACAGCCGACCCATTCTTGTTCATAGTTCTGGGCGAAGGCTACAACAGAAGAATTTTTCTTCTTTGAAAGTATTTTGCTTTTATTACTTCCCCTACCATACCAACACGGAAGTTGCCAGTTGCTTCCCAAAACTATTTTTCCCTTTAGATTTTCCATATCATCTAACATTGAAATACTACGCTGATATTCGTCTGAACCCCTAAATCCTGCCGTTGTAAAAAAATGAATTTGCTGATTAAGTTCCATTGGGTCTACTATCGCAAGTCTGCCAACCGTAAGTCTTGGAACTTCAACTACAGGCTCAAGGGCATCTTGAAACAGTGCATTATTCAGCAATGCGGATTCCTCTATTTTTAACCTTCTACGTCTTTGACCCTTTGTGCTTTGAGCATTTGCAATAGCATCTATAGTCGCATCATTTTTAAATTCAATATAAGCATTTCCCTTTGAAAATCTAGCTTCTCTTATTTCGTCCTTTAAAAGTGGATATAATTTTGCAATTTCATTCCACTTTGATTTCAATAAATCTGCCGCATTTTCTTTAGTCTGCGCAGAAAGAGCCAATTCAATATTTGGGAACAGCATTGCTACTACGACCATAGCAAGTACCTCGTCAAATGTCTTACCATATCCACGGCTAAACGTTCCATACATACTCATAAATCTAACGTCACAACGCAAAAATATACGTTGATCTAAATGTAGATTTAATCCACCTGTTTCAGGTTTCATTAAGTCAAGTAATAAATCAGGATACCACTTAGCCCAACTTATAAAAGTGTAATAATTATGTAGATTTTTGCCAAATACACTATCACTATTTTTTTCAAAATCTTTTATTCTTTGCCAGTTCATTACTTGTCACCATTCTCATAATCTTTTGGCAGTTTTATAAACGTTTCAACAGAACTCCTATTTTTTTCCGATGTATCATCAGTAAAAATACCATAGGGATCTCCATACTGAGAAATGTACTCATTCTTCATGTCGTCATAAAATTGGTATACTTCCTTATACTCACACTTAGGTAATCCTTTTAATTTTCTAGCATAGTTAATATAGCACCATATTATAAAATCAGGAGCATCGTTAGGTTGGTACTTAAACTTAGGTAATATTTCAACAATATCAACCGCCTGTTCACAAGCTTTTGATATTTCCGAAATGCAAGTTACTCCACCTTGCAAATCAGCTTGTGTTAATTGTTTTGGAGTCAACTTTGCTTTATCAGCAGCATCTTGGGCAGCTCTATTCCATTTGTCAGCACTTCCAACATCTCCTGCTGCTGTAGCTTCTTCCTCTTTCACCTTGAAACGAACATAAGTTGCTAAAGCTTCCTCGTGTAAGTTTGTTTGAATTGAGTAGTTTTCTTTTAATTTATCAAACTTTTTCTTCATTTTTCGGTACTGTGATTTTGTGTACCCCTCGCCAAATAAGTCAGTAATATCGTTTGTAACAACGAAATCATCAACCATATTTACATATACTTCTTCGTTTCGAGGAAGTATATTGCGTTTTTCCGTTGTAGTTACTGCCTCAGTAATAGACTTGCCCTGATTAAACAAGTTCATAGAGTCTAAAAAAGATAGTTTCGTATACTGTGGCAATGTTGACACATTTTTAAAATAACAGCCTATAATATCGGTTCTACCCTTGCCCAATTCTAATGATCTTCTTACTTCACTCATAGCAGAGTCAAGAGCTTCTGGTATATATGGTTTATCCATTAACATTAGTTTCTTTTGGAATGCTTCTATATTTAAGCTTCCATCAGAATTATAAGAACCTTTTTTAACACAAGACTTACATATATTTACCGTTTTGCCATCAGTAGAAATATTACTATTTCTAGTAGTATAAAATTGTGACAGTGGCTTTTCCTTGCCACATTCTGTACATATTTTTGTACTTACAGGGGTTTTTACTTTTTTCCTTGGCATAATCAAGCCACCTCCTTCTTATTTGTTTGATTTTCAAGCCAATATAAAAGCACCCCAATTTTCAATCAGAGTGCTTAATTTGGTATCTATTTAATCACTATTCTTTAACAACCTTGTTCTCAAATTTCTTGTAGGCATCAAGATACCACTCTTTTTTATCGCCATTATATGTTAATTCATAATACATACCATCAAAAAGAGTGCTTGAAAGCAAGTATTTCCAGTTCTGCAATGCCTTGCATTTCCATACTGTATAAACTTCAAAATCAGGCTTTATATCTGATTTATCAAGATGTTCTCCAATGTAATCTTTTACAATTTCTATTGCTTTTTCGTCCATAATTATTTTCCTCTCTATATTTGTGTAATAAAAGCACCCTTTTATAGCCCTATAAGTACTTAATCGCTCAAAAATCAAATTTATCCTTATTCTGGCTAATTTTCTTTTTATCAACCCTAATATAAAATTTTCTTGTCACGTCAGTTCCACTATGGTTGAGCAATGCCGAAACATCTTCTAGTGACATACCTGCGTTTTTATATAGCGTAGCTCCCGAATGACGAAAATCATGAGCGTGTAACGTTGGAACATTAATCATTTCACCAATAATATGACACCAAGAATTTAATGTGCCATTAGTTACCTTATCAAACTTTCCGTCTGTGTAAGAAACAAAAACATAGCCATTGTCAATAATATTATTTGTCTTGCGGTACTCAAGTAAACCTAACAGCAGTTCCTTAACTTCTTCCGAAAAATAAAGAGTTACAACATAGCCTTCTTTTTCAACTACATCATTGACAACCCTATTGTCAAAATCAATTTGTTCCCACTTAGTATTCGCAACCGCATTAACCCTAGCCATTGTAGACAATGAAAATAGAGCATAACACTGATATTGTAAAGCCCTATGTTTCTTATGATGTGTGTCAGCGTTTTCTACTAAGTTTTGCAAGGTAATTCTTAATTCCTGTACCTGTTCAACAGTTAAAAACGTCTGAGTAATAACATCTGTATCTTTCTTAGGTCTATCCATAAATTCCATTGGGTTTTCTGTAATTAACTTCTTCTTACGCAGAAATTTATAAAAAGCTGAAATTGAAGCCATACGCCTTTTCATACGTCTTGAATTATTACCCTCAGTTTTACAAAAATATAAAAATTCAGTTATATCATCTTCCGTTAAGTCAATAATACTTTGATTGCCCTGATTTTTGTATATGTATATCCACCAAGACTCTAAATCATTTTGATATCCTGCGATAGTCTTTTCGGAGAGTTCTCTAAGTGACATATCAATTTTATATTTGTTCCATAGTTTCATTGTTTCAGAATTGATTTTTGAAAGTATTTCATCATCATGTACTTGAATACGTTTGCTTTTCTTAGCCATTTAACCTCTCCTTTCTTCTCATCTCAAGCTTTCTTTAGAGTGCTGCTTTTAGCACTTATTCTTCAAATGGGATTTCTTTAGAGTATTGCCCTCACACTTAATCTTCTTTATTTCGCCCATAAGGGCTTGAATTTTGTTTTTGGAGTAATACAAAATTCTCAAAACCATAACTCCATAACTCGCTGTTTTTCTGTCTTTAATCGTCTTTTGGAAACAACAAACCTCACCGACCACCTTTTTACAAGTTAGCCCTCTTGTACATTTATACGGCATTAAAATACCCCTCACTGGGACACATTGTTAAGAGGTGCGTGAGGTTGAATTACTTTGTAATTAAAA